ACCAGGACAATCAACTGTTTTTGCAAATAGTATATTAATTGCAAGACAAAGTGATCCTACGGTATCACACCCTTTTCCACCAGCACCACCTTGTGCGCCTCACGTTGCAAATGTTAATGTTGGTTCTTCAACAGTAAGAGTATGTGGATTACCAATTGCAAGAATAGGGGATAGTACAGACGCTGGGGCAATGACTAAAGGTTCTTCTAATGTTTTCTCAGGTTAGCGTATAAATATAAGAGATATGTCAAACTATGATGCTAGTACAACCAACAATTCTAAAAGAGCAAATAGAATCTATAAAGATTTGGATTTAAACTTTGGTCGTAATCCTATTACAAATGATGTTAATAGATTAACAGATGTAGAGGCAGTTAAGAGAAGTGTTAGAAATTTAATTAACACAAATCATTATGAAAGACCTTTTCATCCTGAAATAGGAAGTGATGTAAGAGCAATGTTGTTTGAACCAATGACACCATTAACTGCTCTTAATTTACAAAGAAAAGTTGCTGAAGTATTAAACAATTTTGAACCAAGAATTAGTTTACAACAAGTTTTAGCAAGTCCTGACTTGGATAGAAATAGTTATGCGTTGAAAATTATGTTTTATGTAGTTGGTTCAAATCAACCAGTAGAAGTAGAAACATTTTTAGAAAGATTAAGATAATATGGCAAGTAATAAATTTACAGTATCAGATTTAGATTTTGACAACATCAAATTAAATTTAAAAGCATTTTTACAAGATCAACCAGAGTTTTCAGATTATAATTTTGAAGGTTCAGGTTTTGCTGTCTTGTTAGACACATTAGCATACAATACACACTACCTAGGTTTCAATGCTAATATGGTTGCAAATGAAATGTACCTTGACTCAGCTGATGTTAGAAAAAATGTTGTATCATTAGCAAAGATGTTAGGATATACTCCTTCTTCAGCAAAATCACCTACTGCTGTTGTTGACATAACACTAAACAATGCTACTGGATCCACAGTTACTATGGATAAAGGAACATCATTTTCAGCAACAATAGATAATACAGATTATAATTTTGTAACTAATGAAGATATAGCAATGTCACCACAAGATGGTGTTTATAAATTTCAAAATGTAACTTTATATGAAGGTACTTTAGTAAACTTTAAATATACAGTTGATAGTACAGATGTTGACCAAAGATTTATAATTCCTAATATAAATGCTGATACATCTACTTTAAAAGTAACTGTACAAACTTCTATTAGTGATACAACACAAACTGTTTACACATTAGCAACAGGATTAAAAAGTTTAGACAATACATCAAAAGCATATTTTTTATCAGAAACAGATACAGGTAAATTTGAAGTTTATTTTGGAGATGATATATTAGGTAAGAAATTATCAGATGGTAATATTGTAATGTTAGAATATATAGTTTCAAATTTAGAAGACGCAAATGGCACAACAAACTTTACAGCAACAGGTTCAGTAGGTGGATTTTCAGATGTAACTGTTGTAACAAAATCAGCAGCAGAAGGTGGTTCTATTCCTGAAACAAAAGAATCAATCAGATTTAATGCTCCTTTACAATATACATCACAAGATAGAGCAGTTACAACAACAGATTACGAAACTTTAGTTAAATCAATTTATCCTAATGCAACTTCTATAAGTGCTTGGGGTGGTGAAGATGATGAAACACCTATTTACGGTGTTGTTAAGATTGCAGTCAAAGGTCAGTCAGGTGTGCCTTTAACTAATTCTACAAAATTAGATATAGTAACAAAATTAAAATCTTATAATGTTGCTTCAGTAAGACCTGAAATAATTGACCCAATTATAACTTCAGTTGTGTTAGTAATTAATGCTAAATTTGATAAAAACTCTACTACTAAAACAGCAGACACTTTGAAGTCAGAAATTGTGGACGCAATAACAGATTACAATACAAATACTTTAACAGCATTTGATGGTGTGTTTAGATACTCTAAAGTTATGGGTATAATTGATGATGTAGATAATTCTATTTTATCAAACATCACAACTGTTAAAATTAGAAAAAGTTTTACACCAACTTTAAGTTCATCTACAAAATATGATGTTTACTTTAGAAATGCAATTTACAATCCTCATTCAGGACACGAATCAGTTTTATCATCTACTGGTTTTAAAATATCAGGTAATACTAATGAAATGTTTTTAGATGATGACGGTATGGGAAATGTAAGACTTTATTATCTTGTAAGTGGTATTAAAACAGTACAAAATGCTACACAAGGTACAATTAATTATGCAAC